TCCGCGGCTCAAGCTGCAACTGCTCGGCGCGGCGCGCCATCGCGGACCAGCTGTAAAACGTTTCGGGCTGATCGCCGAAATTCTCTTGCACAAAGCCGCCGGGAATGTCGTCGGGGATGATGGCCCGCCGCTTCGCGCGCCAGACGCGCTCGGTGACTTTGCCGCAGATCGGGCACGGACACGCGCAGTCCTCCACCGACGTGAGGACTTCCTCTTCATGCCCATCCGCGCATTTCACATCGTATGTCGGGATCACACACCTACTTCCTGCGGCGCGGGCCGATTGTTGCTCCGGTCCGCCGTCTGCTGACTCAAGGGCCGTACTTGTTCGGCGGGTCCGCCGTGGGGCGCCGGGGTCTTGGTCGCCGCGGGCACCGGCGCGCCGCTCGCATCGCGCACGCCGAGCACCTGCGCCTGGATCATCTGTTCTTGGGACGACGCGAGCGCGGCCGGGGAAATCTCCAGCCCGTTCTGCGCGAGAATCTCGAGCACGATCGGCGCTTGCGGCCCGACGAGATCTTCGCCCTTGAACGCAAACGTAAAATTGCTTTTCGGCTTTTCCTCGGGCACCTCGGCCGTGAGGAATTCCTGCGGATTCTCCCCGGCGACTTCGATCAACTTGCTCAGGATCGCGGTGCGGTTCGCGCCCGGGTCATTCACGACGAATTGATAGATGTCGAGCCAGAACTTCCGCTGCACGGCGGCATCGAGGCTCAACTGCGAATCGGGCTTCGCGTCAAACGCGATGCGGTGATCGGTGCCTTGTTTGTCCCACGCGCCCCAGAGCTGCGCGGCCTGCGCGCCGACATACGGGGTCGCCAGTTCCGGCGTCATGTAGCGCATGATCAACGCGGAGAACTTCGCCACGCCTTTCAGGTAGATCCCCAAGGCTTGCCGCTGTTCGGCGTTGATCCGCACGTTCCGGTTGCGGGAAATCTCGTTGGTCTTGGTCGCCGATTCCTGCGCATCATCCGCGATCCCCGCCCCCGCTGCGTCGATCCCAAGCGTCTTGTCGAGGTCGCGCTGAATGTAATCGTTGGCGGTGAAGGTTTCGCGCGGGGTCGTGGCCGGGGCGACCTGGGCCATGATCGCGCCGATGCCCTGCGCCAACGTGCCCTCTTCGACGGCGATCAGGTCGCCGAGCGTCCCATTCGCAATCTTCTCCACGATCTCCGGCGTGAGCTTCGACGCGTCATAGAGCACGCGCGGGCGGTTGGCGTCGCGCGCTTGCACCATCTGCGTGCGGAAGGTGCAGAGTTCCCGCACCAGCGGGCGCGTCATCGTGCAATCGCTCGGCGGATACGCGCTATCGGGCACGTCGCGCAGCGTCCAGACGTGGATCGGGAAGCCGATCATCGAATCGCCCGAGAGGCGGCCCGTCGGCAACAGCGTCTGATACGGCGAATCGACGGACTTCTCCACGAATTCCTCAATGCCGTCGATGAGCACGTGCCGCCGGATCAACTGGGGATGAATGGCGTCGGGGTCCACCTGCGAGGCGTAGTACCAGAGTTCGGTCCCGTCCACATACGCGAGATCGGAGCCCTCCTGGACCTTGCCCTGATCGTTCAGGAGCAGATCATCGCGCGTCTTCGTCCCGGTGAACTCCGGCGGAATCTTGAAGGCGCGGCGGGCGACCGGCAGCGGCATCCGGAACCCCATCCCCAGCCAGGGGGCGCGGTCATAGTTCGTGCTGTAGAACTCCGCCGGGATCCGGTATTTCTTCGACGGGATCGGATTCCAGTAGAAGCACTCGTGGATCGGTTTACTGATCGTCTCTTTGAGGCCCATCACGTCGCCCAACTGTGGCGGCGGGGCCATTTCTTCGACGGTCGGTTCATAGCCGATCTTCGTGGGTCCAGAGCCCGAGGGGCACAGGCACTCTTTGAGGGCGACTTTGACCGTCGTCAGCACGTCCGCGTGATCCGGCCCGAGCAACTCATTGAGGAGGATCTTGTGGGCGTGGAGAATGACGCCGATTTCCTCCGGCGAGGCTTCGCGCTTGCCTTCCGGGTTCATGGGGTCCGCGAGAAAGAACGTGCCTTTGCGCTCGAGTTGCAGATCCGGGCGTTCGAAGAACAGTTGCGCGCGTTTGAGTTCGACCTGATAGAAATCCGCATTGATGTTGACGTAATCGCGGTTACTGGCCTGCGCGGCGCGGGCATCCGCACTCGTGCCGGTGTAGTAATCGACGTTGGTCTGCCAGCCGGGCCAGAGGGGCTCGGCGACGGCCTTGGAGCGCGCGAGTTCGCCGCGCCAGAACTTACTGTCGGGCATGGGCGGCCCATTCCTTCCGGCGTTGCTCAGCCTCGGCCGTGAAATCCAGCGACCCGTCGGCGTGCATCATGTGCAGGCGGGCGGTGTCATCGAACGTGCGGACTTCCGGCGTCGCGGGGGGCATGATCTCATTGAGCCGTTCGAGGACCGCCCACCACTCGGCGCCCCGCCGTTCATAGCGGTAGACGGCCTCATACCACGCCCCGTCCGCGGTTGTGATCGGCATCACGCAGTGCGCGGCGAGCGGGGCCTCCACGCGAAACGACACGCGCACGCCGTGATCAGCTGGCACGGCGCACCGATTCCGATCCGAGCCGGGTGGAGCCCCTCGAGACGACCGCGTGCCGGAGGGCGCCCATCGTGCCCTCGGCGTACCGCGTGCGGGTTTTCTTCGTGCCGAGCGGATGCGGCCGGCTCATCGCCCCGTACCGCCAACAATTGTGGACGAGGATCCCTTCGGCGAAATACTCGGCGTCGTGTTCGACTTGGAGGTTAAAGACTTCGCAGTGCGGCCCGGGCTGCACGCCGACGACACGCATTAGAGCACCAGGAGGCGCGGGTGCTGTGCGCGATGAACAGGCGGTGGCAGTGTCGGCAGGCGACGTCCACGCGCGGTCGGGTGTAGGTGCCCACGCCAGCGCAGGATCGGGAACAGCAGCGTGCGTCATCGTACCGGCAGGTGCGAAAGAGGCGCCCACAGCGCGCGCACGGCCGCTCCACATCGTCCAGGTGCTGAACCCGTCGCCACCGAGATCGACAGGCGCTGGAGCAAAACCGAATGCGGGCCTGAACTCTCGCGTTCCACGACCGACCGCACATCGCGCACCGCCGAGGCTCTCGACGATGCGCCCGGCCATGCGCGCGAAGATGTTCCCCAGCCGGGACGCAGTCCAGGTTGGCGAGGTCATTGTTCGCCGGATTGCCGTCGCGATGGTGGATATGGTGCTTCGCGGGAATCGGCCCGTGGACGTGTCTCCACGCGCGGCGGGCGCGGTGCCGGAAGTGATCGGGATGCACGTCCGCATCATATCACCGTAGCGACACTCAGCCAGCGGCGTCCACCCTTTGTCTTCAATCCACACCGGATGATTCGCGGTCCCGGTGAGCGTGCGGCCGTCGGCCGCCCGCAGCACGTAGGTGTCCCGCTCGCCAATCGAAAAAACGGCGGCAATCCGACGCAGCCCAGCCCGCGTCCACACTTCGTCGTGCACGCGCAGGGACGCGATCGGCTGGTCGCCGGCCGCCGTGGCAATCCGCGTGCTCGCCGGGAAGCAATCTAAGGCGTGATCATCCGTCGACGAATCGACATCATCCGGATCTTTCGGGTCGCTCACGGCGCCGGCAATCGAGCGGATCAGATACCGGCAGTCCGGATGCACCTGGAGCCACGGCCGCCCGGACGGCGCGAGCCGCAGGAGCGCATGGCAACGCCCCCAGCCGTTAAAGCGGTCGTTATCGGCTTTGACCACCGGGACTTTGTAGTGGCCGAGCGTCTCCCCGATGGACTGCCCCTGAAAACTGCCCTGCTGATGCGTCGCCCCGGTCTGATTGACGATTGAGGGGTCCGCGGCGGTATACGCCAGCCGCTCGAGCCCGAGCTCCCGGTCAATCGCCCGAATCCCGGCGGCGACTTCCTGCTCGCTCATGCCCTGGAATTTCCACTCCCGGCGCAGGTAGAGCGCGTGATCCGGCAACTGTGCCCACCAGAGCACGCATCCCGGCTGATTGCGGCCCCAGTCCAAGGACCGGAACCAGCGGGCCTCGCGGGACGGCTCGAGGGTCGCCACATGAATGCGTTCCTGCCACTCCGAGAAGAATTGCCCAGAAAACACGCGCCAATCGCCGTTGCGGAGTTGCTCATAGCGCCACGGCTGCAGGACCGCGAGGCTCGCTTCGTACTCGGGATCCAGGTACGGGTTGTCGTCGAGCCGGCCGGGGATAAACACCCACTGCGCCGGGTCGTACTTGTCGCGCAGCTTCGGATAGGCGTCAAAATCCGGCTGGTGGTCGATGAAGAAATCGAGCAAGGTGGCTGAGGCCGGCCCGCCCGGATTGCTCACGACCCAGAATTTCCCCTTTTCCGTCCCATCCGGAGACACCCGCCGGGCGCGGGTGGACAGCTCGAGCAGGGGATTCGGTTCAAATGTGGAGCCTTCATCGGGCACGATGCAGTGATATTCGGTCGA